CCAGACGCCTTGTATTTTTTGGCCAGCATCTGCGCTTTACGCGCAGACCACTGACCGGGCTTGCCACCCTTACCGCCAGCCTTGATCTGATTAAACAATCGCTTCCGCAAAGTAGGCTTTGTGTAATTACCTGCCTTGTTGACGGTTGATTTTTTCTTAGCTGGTTTCTTGGCTTTAGTCATAGTTCTTCTTCACCTGTAAAATGACGTTATAGACATCACCACTAGAGTGCCCGACTGTCGTAAAAAGAATATCGCCCGTTTTACCAGAACCCGCATTGTTGGGTATGCCAGTAAAACGAGTGAAGTCTATTGTCCTTGCGTCGTCTGCCTTTAGCTCCCATGCAAGAACATTGGTTGATGCGTCAAAAAATATCTTAACGCCCATGCCTATAGTGGAATACCAGATGCACTGTAAGGTCACGCTGGTACACGACTTCCCTGTCATGGGGTCTGCATTAAGACCAGACACATCAATCTTGTTGACAGCCGATTCTCCAGAACCGTCAGACACATTAGTGAAGCGGAAGATGGCAGTCTTGCCATCCTCCTGTATGGTTTGAGTAGCTACTGCATCAGCCATGAGCTATCTCCTATTAAGAGTCTGCGAATGGAGTTGCCAGCGTTCCAGATCCTAGAAGCGTACCTGTTACCAAATACTCGTCTGCGGCAATAGCAGTTACCTCTACATACGAACCTGCAAGGCCACCTTTAGTACTGCCATTCATAGAGATAACATCATTAGATGCTGATGGAGCAAAACCACGAGACTGTGATGATGCCGCCGCCGCTAATACAAGATTGCCGACAAACTTGTCTGTGCCGTCAGTCTTGATATCTAGATCGGTCGCGTCAGTACCCACAAAGAATGTGTACTTAGCACCAATAGTGTCTGTGGTAGCAGAGGGCAGTGTCACTGCGCCATCCGCATCATTAACTTCAATGATGCGACCTACGTGGTCTGCGTAAGTAAGAGTGGTTTCCGCAGTAATGTTTACAACCGCTGTGGAACCTACAGCAGTAAAACCGCGCTCAGACCTTACCGGCCCTGAAAAAGTAGTTTGACCCATGTCAATCTCCTGTCTTGGGTTATGTCAGCCTCAGTATAAGGCTGTCAGGAGATTTTAGTATGCGCCAAAAAAGAAAGGGCGGCAAGTGCCGCCCTTAATTAGACAAAACGCTTTTATGCTCCGGGTGTACCGAAGACAGAACGCCAGTCTGATACGCCGAAAGAATATCTTTCGCGAGCTTTGAAGCGCATGTTGCCCGTGTCAAAGTCACCTTCCATAGCAGTTTTTAGAGGAGTTCGCTGGAACATCTTGAATCCGTTAGGTGCGTCAGTCTTAATGAAAAACGCATCTGTGTCAGTCAAGAAGTGGTTCACAACCGCTCCATCTGGAAGCATTCCCATGCTCTTCATAGCGTTCAAATCATTGTCCGCTGTTCCTGCTCGCAGGTTTGAGTTAAGAACCCGCTCTGCAATGAACTGAAGCTCTTTGGGAATGATTAGCTTCATGCCACGTACGGCAATTTTGAGGCCACGCTCATCGGTAAGACCTGCAATATCAATCATCATCTGCTCAAGCGAGGTCTCATTGAGATCCGCCGCAGTTGACAATATATTGCGTTGATTACCGGTGAGAGAGGGGTGAGAGGATGAGCACAGAGCCGCACCATCACCAATCGCAGAAGCGCCTGCCGTAAAGGCATTGTTCAAAATTGCCGCCGCTTTGATTTGCTTTGTTTGAGACATGGAACGTGCAAGTGCGCGTGTGTAACGAGAAGCAAGACGATCATAAAGATTATCTTCTATAGCCTCCTCAGTTATTGAAAACGCAAGTGCGATTGTCTCATGGCTGTAGCGTGCGGTGTATGTCTCTTGAGCGTCGTCAAAAGAAATAGATCCGCCTTCACTTTTGACAGGTGCAGTGCCAAAGCCTGAAAGCATTACCTCTTCTTCGAATGCACGATCTGAAGACTCTTCGTCGAAGATCTCAGCGTGCTCCTGATCGTAGCGATCGTACTCCATGCCAAAAAGGGCGTTCAAACCCGGCTCGAGTTCTTTCGCTAACTGGGCGCGAGAAATAGCCATTGTTAGACCCCCTTAAATGCCAGTTGAGTCGGCAGTCGTCTGTGAATCGAAGCGACGAGTACCGGAGTTGAAGTGCGCATTGATACGAACAAGAAGGTGCGCTCCAGCAGAGCCATAATCATTGTTTGCATCATCATCAACCAGACCAACAATGCGAAGAGGCAATGTTGCTGTAGTGTTGATAGAGCTTACGCTCAATTGCGAGTTAGATTTACCTGTATCCGTTGAACCAGTACGGGCAGAAGTGCCTAGACTTGCGTTAGCGAAAACGCCAGTAAGTGCAGTAGCACGGTCTGTCAGAGTGGCATCAGCGGCAACCACGAACAATTGCTCAGGGTTGTCAGCTACAAGAGCCTTTACAGGATGGTTAGTGTCAACGCTAACACTGCCTGAACCGGGCCAGTAGTTAATAAACACTGGCTTTTTAGAGACAGAATCAACATATTCAACACCTACAAGAACACCAAGAGCGGCAGTAGTGCCTCCCGCAGTGTCACCAGCTTGGTCAATCACCCCTCCAGCAAGTGGAATAACGAGTGCACCATTAAAAATTGCATTTGTGTTATTACTAGCAATTTCATATTGAGTCACCCCAGTACTGTTAGTACCGCTTCCAACTAAACCTACAGGACGAAGACCGAACGAAGTTTCAGCATTTGCCATAACTTATTCCTCTTTGTCTAAGCGGTTATTTGTTTGAACCGCCAAAAGTTACACGGGATTGACGTTCGGGTTTACCGATTGTCATGGTTGGATGCGCATTTTCTCGCATCATATCTTGTTCGACAGCTTGAATTTGATCTGCGTTACGTTGAGCAAAATACTCTGCGCGTTCTTCTACTGTCTCAATAGGTATGCGTGCGAGGACAAGACCCCCTACGCCAAACACACCTTCAAATTTACCTGAATCAATTACAGGCGCTTCAAAGTCTGGATACTCATCTTGACGAACAAGCTCATATCCTTCCCGAAGTCGTGCAGAAATATTTTTGCGGTCGTCAAAACCACGTACCTCTGCGCGAATCCAGCGATGTTTAAAGCCCTCTGGTGCAGGCGGTGCGTCTAACATAGACGGAGGAGTCCAAGGCTTACGCCGTGCCTCTTTCTCTCTGGACGCCTTATCTCGCGACGAGCGGTTAATGCCCTCAAAACCTTGCTTCTTAATTTCTTCAGACATTTTTAGTCCCTCACGTATTTAGCGTACTCTTCTAACGGCACTCCCAACTTTTTAGCAATGGCAACTTGGGTCGGGGAGAGTTTGACCCTTTTACTGTTTGTGCGCCCTGTTGTTGAGCGGGAAACTCCTGCCACCGTCTGGGCGGGACGGCGTTCGGAACCCGTATTGTTTAACTTATGCGGGAACTCGTCTCGCATACGATTATCCAATTCATTATAGTAGTCATCTGATTGAGGATCAAATCCCTCATCTTCTACTAACTTCTTATGTACACCAAAAGCGGCAAACGTCATAGCCTCATCTTGACCAAACCACTCATTCTTTTTAGCCCATTCTTCCGCTTTAGGGTCTGGAGCTTGTGGTTGGGCGGGTTGAGCAGGTTGTTGCGTGGCTTGTTGTGCGTATTGTTGCTCATACTGTTGACGTTGTTGCGCGGCTTGTTGTGCTTGAGTGTATTGATTGGCCTGTATCGAAAGCTCTGTTAGCTTTCGTTGCGCTTCTAAAGTGGCATCGGGGTCACCTAGTTCTACAGCACGCTTGTAATCGTTTTCCGCTTGGCGGTGTTCTACGTTCAAACGATTTCCATACTCTGTCATGTACCCATGATCAAGGCTATTGACACGGGTTCGTAATTGCTCAGATTCTGTTTGAACTTGTTGGGCATAGCGTAAAGCTTCTTCACGTTGACGCTCGGCTTCACGCATTTTTTTTGTCAAACGATTTATACGTTTTTTGACAGAAGCACTGTACTCTTCGTGTTCAGAATCATCTTCAGTGACAACTTCTGCGACAGTTTCTTGAGCTTCCGCTTCTACAATTTTTGGCTCTTCGCCCAATTCAACTTCTGTTTCCTGTGCATCGGAAACATCTAATTCGTATTGAGCTTCCTCTTTTACGTCATTATCCATGCTTTATCTCCTCAAAAGCTAAGAATGTCTTCTGGATCGTCAATAACACCCAAAACTTCATCATCATTTATGATGCGAACTTCCCCACCTTCAATACGGAATCTAGAACCCGCATATCTAGCAAAAATGATCCAATCTTTAGGTTGACACCATGGACCTGTAGGGAATTTTTCAGTGTCTTGGTAACAAAGCGGACCTTGTTTTACGACATATCCAACAACCGTCTGGACTTGGCCGTCTTCAAGGACTTTGTTTGGGACGATAATGCCACCGTCAGTAGTTTCTCTACCACGGTATGGCAAGATTAGCATTCGCCAGCCAGTAGGGTTAGGCATACGTTCTAGTAGAGATTTATCCATTGCATCTGGATCTAGAACTTTAGCTTTTGGTTCGGCGTATAAATTTTTTACGCCTTCCTTTGCGGCGTCTAAATTAAGACTTGACGTTTCAGTCATCAAACTGCTCCTGTTCATTTAGCAGGCTACTGAGTTCCTGTAAAAAATAGTTGAGGGTCTTTAACATCCCCATCAACTCTCTGTATTGCTCCATAGATTGGACCCCGTCGTGCTCAAGCACTTCAAGAACCATCTCGCGGCGTTCTTTTGCAAGCCGTTGTAAAGACTGCGCTAATTGCAGACCATCCAAAATGCATCTCCTCTATAGTATATATATGCATTTTATACCAAGAGGTATGCAACAAGGCAATCAGAAGATACCTTTAAACCTTTGTTTTTTAATGACTATAGGACTGTAGCCTTTTACAGCGCCGCCTTTAGCCATGTTTTTTGCAACAGCCATACCGCGCTTCTTTTCATAGCCCGATAATTTGCCATCGTTATCTAAATCTGCTTTTTTAGGATCAAACTTAGCCATAATTAAGCACTCGTATATCGACTACCACGTAAAGCCGCACCCATACCACGCTTAGTGCCTGTGGTAACTTTGCCTTCAGCCGTGCTGGGCGTTTTCTCTTCTTGCATGGTGCAGTAAGGAATCTTGCCCTGACCTTCGATATCTGCATCTCGGGTAGGCTTTGGTGGCTCTTTCATGGGACCGCCCATAATTTTTACAGATGGCATGCTCAACCTCCTTTGTTTTGTTGTTTCAATAATTCACGCTCAAGCGCGGCTTGTATTCTAGCCTGTGTTTGTCGCTCTTGACTTTGCAAGCGTTGCTGGAACTCAGCTTGCTTATTTCTCATACGTTGCTGATCCATCGCAAGCTCTTGTTGATCCATCGCCAACTCAGCTTCTTGACGTTGTGCATCCAACTGCAACTCCTGTTGCTTGAGTTGAACAAGAGGATCAGGTCCTTCTTGGCCTTGACCTGATATCTGAGCAGACAGTTGCTTCAGATTCTGCATCTCTTGAGCAACAATACGTGCAACCATGGAATCCAACTCAAGCTCAAGCTCTTGGTTGAGCGGCTGACCGCCAGTTTGTTGCATAAGTTGCACTGCCGCCTGCTCTTGCGCTTTGATCTTTACGTGCTCCAACACATGCTTTTGTAAATTTATAGCAACAATCGGGTTCTGTGCCACCATTGGTGACGTACCAAAGGTCAAGTGCGTGATGATATGGGCGTCATGATCCTGACCCTCAAACGCCTTCAACACTGTATCGCTCAAAGCATCGATGTTTTCTTGTGCCGGATCTTTGGGTTCTGGCTCATCTGAGGATTGTGGCAACAGAATTTTATCAATATCGCGAACCCCCAATGCCTCGTACACACGACGATATGCCTCATGCAAGTCATGCATTTGCGGCGCTTGCTGGGCAATCTGCAACTGCGACTGTGCCAACGCAATACGCTGTGCTTGCGAAAAGACATTTGGATTTGATACCGGTATGACATCAACACGGTCATCAAAATCCGCCGCCATGATAGAACTATCACCACCCTCTACAGAGAAAGGATATTCTTGCGGTAGATACTCCGACATGACTCGCGAAAGCATCTTGAACTCTTTTTTCATTGCATAGTGCAGGCGTTTATGCACAGCACTCATGACTCGCGAGCCTTGTTCAAGCATGGCAACCGTAGTGCCTACTGCCGCACCTTGATTACCGTCCCCTACTTTCAAATCTGTAATGGTGGCAAATCGACGACCCGCCTCTACTACAAACCCTAGCAAGTTAAAAAGTGTTTGATCCGGTCCCTTGAACGGTAGAGGCAACAAACTGTCTCTGATTGCCCCACCGGGCGCGTCCACGTCTCTGAACTCACCGGGCTGTAAAGGCTCTTCATCGTCTCTGATCCGCATGCCACGGGCTTTGAAACCCGCAGGTAAGTTAGAAAACGTACCCGCATCAATTAACTGACGTAGTGCCGCCGTTGCGGTACGAGACAAACCACCTATCGTGTGAATCAAACCAAGCCCATAGAACCCAAAACCGGGCAAGAACTTGTAGTGAACGAAGTATTGTATCTTACGTTTTAGCTCGTCTTCTTCGTTGTAGTTGCGACGAACCGACAAAACTTGTCCATTATCCTCGCTAATAGTGACGACATACGGAATTTTGATACCCGTCGGCTCGCCATCTTCCCCCATTTCTTCAAAACCGGGCAGATCAAGATCGACATGACACTCCAGTAAAGTGCAGTCGTAGTCAATCATGTTGGGCTGAACACCCTCGATCTTTTCCATCGCCTGTGCAATATCCGTGGCTTCTTCACCTTGTGAAGGCAACACCTGAATATCACGATAAAAGCCTGTCACTTGACGCTTTCTAACGTCATTCAGCGGCATTTTGACTACTTGCGTTACATTCGGGCAGGTGTCCAGATCCGTTGCTGTATAAGGCACTACCAAGTCTTCTGCGGGCACAAACTT